TTTCTCATTTCAAATATATTTTGATATTTTTTACCATTTAAATAATTTAAATCTTTTGGATTTATTATTTCTAAATTTTGAAAAAAATTAAAATCTAATATATTTTTTTGTGCATTTTGAATATCTAACACAGAGTAAAATTCATTAAAAAGAAAATTAGTTAATGATTTATTTATATTTGGAATATGGTATAATTCTTTTGAAAAAGAATTTAACCAGTATATAGGATTTCTTATTATACCTATAAAAATAGTATTTTCATTACTTGTATAATTATTATAGCAAAAAAAATGTTTATTACCATATTCTGTTGTATAAATAATATCAAAGTTTTGACTTATTGCTTCTTCTAAAAAATTAGTTCCGCTGCATCGTTCTCCTAATATCACAAATTTATTAATTGACATTTAATAATATTTACTACATTATTAAATATAATTTTAACCGCTTTATTACCTTCTAGTTGACCTTCTAGTTGATCTACCAGTTGATCTACCAGTTGATCTACCAGAAGACCTAGTTTTATTTCTAGAAAATAAACTTGTAGTAAGCCTTTTGCGTTTTGCATTAGGTCTATATGTAAAACCTCCTTTTTGATTTTTATATTTTCTTATTTTTTTTGTTTTTCCTCCGTTTTGTGTTTTTTCTAATTTATGTTTCATAGTTCCATTTCTAGTATAGGTTATATCATTATTTTTTAATATAGTTGGTATATCTTGAACAGTTGTTGTTGGATCATATATTTGCATCCATGCGTTAAGCATTGCTCCTTTTATATTAGGAATATCTTTTGGATAATCAGTATTAGGATTTTTAAATATATTTGATATATTTTCTAGTGTTCTTTTTACACTTTGATTTGTTCCATAATAAGAAACATTAGGATTGCTGTTGAAGTGTTCAGGAAGTTTTATAGGATTTTTACTAGTTATAGCAGGTGGACTTGGTATTCTTTGTGCTCCTGGTAGTTGTGGTTCTTGTGGAGGTGGTCCTGGTGGTCCTGGTGGTCCTTGTGGAGGTGGTCTTGGAGGTCTTTGTGGACCATTACCTCGACCTTGTATTTCGTTGCTAATTGTTTGTATAGATTGCAAAATTTCGTCAAATGCAGCATTTAAATCATCTTCATTAAAATTAGCTGGATTATTTAATTCATTCAATCTATTAACCGCTTCCATAATAGCTTGTGTAGCAGCAACAATTCTTCCTTCTAAATCTCTATTCTCATCTTGTAAACGTTGTAGTTCAATTTCTAATTCACGATTTCTTTCATCAAATCGCTGATTTGTCGCATTTAATTCTGAAAGTCGTTTTTCTAAAGCTGCAATTTGAGCTGCATCTTGCGTTTGATCACGAAGCATTTGATTACAAGTATCAATTTCTGCTTGAAGAGTTCTTACTTGATTTTCATTTGCTATACGTTGTTGTTCTAATGCTGCATCACGTTGTGCTAATTCTGCTATATGTTGTTGTTGTAAAATGTCAATATCTGCTTGATTTTGTTGACGTAAAGCATCAAGATCAGTTTGTAATTCTTGTCTTAATCTTTGAATTTCTTGTTGTTGTTGTTGTTGTAAAGCATTTAGTTCTTGTTGGTGTTGTTGTCTTAACCTTTGGATTTCTTGTTGATGTTGTTGTCGTAAAGCATCTAGTTCTTGTTGATATTGTTGCTGTAAAGCATCTAGTTCTGCTTGATGTTGTTGTTGATTTTGCTGTCCTAATTTTTGCATTTCTTGTCGTAAAGCATCAAGTTCTTGTTGTTGTTGTGTACGCATTTTAGTCATTTCTGCTGTATGTCTTTCTTGCAATGACTGAAGTGTGGCTGCATGTTGTTGATCTTTTTCATTCCCATTATTTTGCATTTCTTGTCGTAAAGCATCACGTTCCACCTTTATAGCATTATTTTCATCTGTTAATCTTCTTATTTCAGCTTCAAACCCAGTAATTCTTGTTTGAAAATCTTGTCTTTCAGCATCGTATCGTTCTCTTAATTGTGTAATTTCAGCTCGAACAGCATCTCTTTCAGCTGTTAATTGTTGATTTTGACCTCTTAATTCTTCTAATTCTGCAGTTCTTCCTTGAATTCCTGCATCATTTTCTACTACTTGCCTTTTTAAATCTTCAAGCTGAGTTTTCATTCCTCTAATTAAATCAGCTAATTCTTGAATTCTTTGATTTATTTCTCTAAGTCTACCAATAATACGACTAGAAAATTCTTGTTTTTGTCTAATATTATTATCAATAGCAGTACCTATTTCTTGTAATCTTGTTAAACTATTTTCAAAATCTGTTTTAAAATTACTCATACTTATATATTAAATTTATATTAAATTTATATTAAATTTATTTTGTTTTAAATTATATTTTTTTCTTTTAATGTTGTATTAATATCATTTGTGTCTTTAATAATATTATCTAAACTATTTTTTATTGAATTTAATTCTGATAAAATTTTTTGTTGTTCTTGTTTTGCATCTATAATATTATTTTTACTTAATTCACCAGAAACGGTTAAATCATTAATATATTTGTTTAATAAATTTAAAGCTTCTATTTGGTCTTTTTTTTGCTGGGCAATATAATTATGATAAATATTATAATCATCTTTAATTTCATTTAAAAATTGGTTTTGTTTTGAAATAAAATTTATTTTTTGGTGTTTATCCAATAACATTTTTCTTTTTGCCTCAATTAAATTTTCGATTTGTATAAATTGTTGTTCCCTATTCTCTAAATATGCATAATTTATTGGGGCTATTTTCATCCTTATAACTTTCATTCTTAAAATATTCAACTATTATTTTATTTTAATTATATTTTAATAATAATTTAAAATCTTTGTAATAATATATTTAGGATGTCCAAAATTAATACTGAACCTTTACTAGCCCCTGACGATAATAGATTTGTAATGTTTCCCATAAAGCATAATAACATATGGGAAATGTATAAGAAACAAATAGACTGTTTTTGGCGAGCTGAAGAAATTGATTTGTCAAAAGACTTAACAAACTGGGAAAGCTTAAATGGTGATGAAAAACATTTTATATCTATGATTTTGGCCTTTTTTGCTGCTAGTGATGGAATTGTTTTGGAAAATTTGGCTTCACGTTTTATGAGTGAGGTGCAAGTTTCCGAAGCAAGAGCATTTTATGGGTTTCAAATTGCAATGGAAAATATACATAGTGAAACATATAGTCTCTTAATTGAGACCTATATTAAAGATAAAGAAGAAAAAAATAAGCTCTTTAATGCGATTGAGAATTTTCCTTGTATTAAAAAGAAGTCAGACTGGGCGCAAAAATGGATTCATGATAATCGCAGTAGTTTTGCTACTCGTTTAGTTGCCTTTGCATGTGTAGAGGGAATTTTTTTCAGTGGTGCCTTTTGCAGCATTTATTGGTTGAAAAAACGTGGATTAATGCCTGGTCTTACATTTAGTAACGAATTGATTTCGCGAGACGAAGCTCTTCACTGCGAATTTGCTATTCTTTTATACAGCAAATTAGTTAAAAAAATGGATAAATCACGTATTCACGAACTTATCAAAGAGGCAGTTGAAATTGAAACTGAATTTATTTGTGATGCCTTGCCGTGTCGCCTAATTGGTATGAATTCAGAAATGATGACACAATATATTCAATTTGTTGCTGACCGTTTATGTGTTCAATTAGGATACAAAAAGATTTATAATGCTATCAACCCTTTTGACTGGATGGAGCTAATAAGTTTGGAGGGAAAAACAAATTTCTTTGAACGTAAAGTAGGAGAATATAGTTTGGCTAATAAAAAAACCGAAGATGCCTTTGTTTTCACTGATGATTTTTAATAATTTGACATCATAATTAAAATTATAAGATATTATAAGATATTAATTTAGAGATATTATATATAATTAAAATATGCCAAAAGTTGAAACAGATTATTCACAAACTATTATTTACAAGCTCTGTTGTAAAGACCCAGTAATTACTGACATATATATTGGTCACACCACTAATTTTACACAAAGAAAAAATTCTCATAAAACTTCTTGTTCTAATGAAAATGATAAAAAATACAACCAATATGTTTATGAATTTATACGTAATAATGGAGGATGGGAAAATTGGACAATGTTACAAATTGAAAATATTAACTGTAAAGATAAACGAGAAGCTGAAGCAACAGAACATCATTGGATAGACAGATTACATGCTACATTAAATTCTAATAAACCATATGCAAAATGTAAAGAGGAACCAAAATTATATAAACAAATCTGGTATGAAGATAATAAAGATAATATTCTACAAAAAGCAAAAGAACACTATGAAGAAAATAAAGAATCAAAACTTGAATATCAAAAACAATATGCTGAACAACATAAAGAACAAATTTCTGATTATCAAAAACAATATCAACAAACCAATAAAGAAAAATTAGCAGAACAAAAGAAGA